CCCCTATTGGGGCGGGCTCCAAATGGACATGAGCTTCCAAGGCACCTATGGCGCCCCGCTCTTGCGGCGCTACGGCACCGCCAACCATTGGCCGCCCGAAGCGCAAACGGCCGTGGGCGTCATTGCCTACTACTCCGGCCGGGGATGGACGCCCTGGCCGAACACTTCGAGGGGGTGCGGCTTGTGAGGGGGACCTACCATTGTTGGCGGTGCGGCGGCGAATTCCCAGCCGCAACACTCGTGATTCACCCGGGGCGGCTCTACCCGGTGTGCGAAGACGTGGAGCGCTGCAAGCGCATCCGAGAGCGGGTCTTCCGAAAGATCGTGCGGGTGCTCGCCCAATGAGCGGCGAAATCTTGTGCCACTACTGCAAAGAGCCGGTGGACGTAACCGACCGGCTCGGGGTGTGGCAAGCCGTTTGGGGTTGGGCGCAAGACTACGGCCGCCGACCGAGCGGCCACCGGATTAGCGGCGATCTTTACCACCGCCAGCATTTCAACCGTTGGGCCCACGCCGCTTGTATCAAGCTCGTAAAGAGCGGGGGCACACCCGGACAAACCACCTTCGTATGAGACGGCGCCACTACCACCAAATTAGCCCGGGCGGCGATCGACGGACCGTAACCGCCACGATGGTTTGGCCCGACGGGGCGGTGCGAACCTATGTGGGCGGCTCTCAAGCCGAGATAGCGGCCCTTGCGGTTGAGCGCTATGGACGCCCCTTGCGCTTGCTGGCAATCTCGACGCCCGAGAGTATCTACGCCGACCTTCGGGGCGAACCGCACCCGCCGCCGCTTCGGGCCGAGCTTGCGGCCATCTTCCTTGAGACGCCCGAGCCCTTCGCATCGAAGCGAGATTCGAGGGTCCGGGCCCACCTCAAAGCCGCCCAAGGGAAAATCCGTGGCTAGCCAAGCGTGGAAAGCCTTTGAGCGCCGGGTATGCCGAGCGCTCGGGGGACAGCGACGGGGGCCGGGAGGTGGTTCGGATGATGACGGCACCGGCCCCTTCGCCGTCGAATGCAAGCACGTCTCCCGCTTCGCTCTTCGGGAAGATTGGCTAGCCCAAGCGAAGGCACAAGGGCGGGCCGACGGGCGCCCGTGGTTGCTCGTAATCGGCCGCCGCCACACCCGCCAAGTGGTGGCCGTGCTTGATTTCGTGGCGTTTGCCCAATTGGTCGAAGAGTCGGGCCGTATCGAATTGGCCAAGGTGCCCGAGCTTGAGGCGCCAGCATGAGACTTTGGGTTGGTAAGGCCGTTTCAACGCCGCTCGGGCCCGGGAAGATTGCCGAGCTTCGACCAGGCGAAGATCAGGTCCCCCCGCACGGCAAACCGATTCGTGGGGTGGCGTATGCGTTGGTGGTGCTAAATCGGGGTGGCCGCCGTCTCTACGCCGCCCCCGATCTTCGGGAGGTGGAAGACGATGAGTGAGACGCTACCGGCGCCCCGTGTGGTGGCGCCCGAGCTTGACGGAATTGCCCGGCTCGGCCGCTGGCTAGCAGCGTCCGAGGTGGAGAGCCCCAACGAAGAGCAACGAGGGGCCGCCGCCGCCCTTCGTATCTACTTCGCCCGAGAGCTTGGCTTGAGCCCGCTGGCGGCTTCCGAGCTTTCGATAATCCGGGGCCGTCTTGTCGTCTCGGCCAAGCTCATCCGAGCCCGAGCGGCTAGCTACGGCTTCCGGGTGGAGCGAGACGACACGAGCAACGAAACGAAGTGCATTGCCCGGCTCTTGGATCGTCACTCGGGCGAAATCATCGGGGAGAGCACCTTCACGATGGAAGACGCCAAGCGGGCCGGGCTCGTGCGGGACAAGGGCGGTTGGAAGACCTACCCGGCCCGAATGCTTTGGGCCCGGGCGTCGAAATTCGTTGTGGACGATTTCGCCCCCGAAGTTTCGCTCGGGCTCATCCTCGAAGACGAAGCCGTGGAAATCGTTGGCGAGGTGCTAGCCGAAGAGGAACCCGAGCCCGAGCCCGAGCCCGGCCCCGAACCCGAACCCGAGCCCGGGCCCCCGGACCCTAGCGCCGGGTTTACCCGGACGGCAACAAGTTACGAGCCCGAAGACGAAATCGGGCAAGCGCAATTCGTGGCGCCCGAAGGGCCACGGGGCGGGGGCGGCGCCTATGGCCGCGACTGAACCCCGCCAATGCACCTTGTGTGGGCGCAAAGGCACCCGCCAATTCGTGCCCGTCGGTGGGGCCGTGACGCTCTACATGTGCAAGCGCCAGCACTCTTGCAACCTTCGCCGCCGCCGCTTGTTACCTCGCCCCGCCCGCCGATAAAAGTGGGTTCCCGGCCCGGCCCCTTCCTAGACTTGGCGCGTGCTATTCGAGGGTGGGAAGTGGGAACCCGGCCCACACCATAGCAACGAGCAAAGAGCGCAATTTCGCGAAGACGCCGTAATGCGTTTTCCACGTCGGCTTAGCGCGAGCTAGCCCGCCCTTTCAAGGGGGCGGGCAAGCTCGCTAAGCGGCCGGAAGGGTAATGCCGACGGCCGCCAACCTTTCGAGTTGCTCGGCCGGGATGGTCGGAAGCTCGGCTAGGGGTGTCGGGGAATTTCGATGGGAAACGGCGGTGCCAGCGTAAGCGGGCTCGGGCACCAACGACACGTCGGCAAGGTGGCACCGCTGGCGTAACACATGCCCCTTTTCGTTTCGACGTTCGATACGGGCCAAGTCGGCAAAGCCGACGCTAAAGCCGCCCACCATCCCTTCGTCCACGAGCGCCAAGGCGTGGTCCCCTATCACCCCGTCTACGACCTTGAACGAGCCCCACAAGCCTTCGTCTTGCTCGTGTAGCTCTATGCCCCGCCCAACCCGATCGGTTAAGCCGTCTCGGTGCTCGAAGCGCAATTGGACGCGATCGGCCGCCGCTACTTGGCGCTTGAAGGCACCGGGCTCGAAAACTTCCATGTAGGGCGGGCCGCCCGGGTCTTGCACCTTGGCGGGCTTCCCGTAGGGGACGAGCAAGCCTTCAAGTATCCGGCCCTCATTCCCGGTTAGCTCAAGGTTCACCATCCGCCGATGTAGCTCTAGCTCGCTCATTGCACCACCTCCAAGGGGACAAGTGTGCTCGTGCCAAGCTCGGGTTGCGTGGGTGTCTCGGCTTCACCGTCCCCGGATGCCAGCGACCCGGCCGAACCGTGCGGCTCGTCAATGAGCCCGGAGGCGTCACCCTCGGCCAGCGGGGGAAGATCGAAGACGGCGGCCCGGTATTCGTCTATCGACACGGCGCCGTCGTTGTACGCCTTCGACCACACGCCTTGTTTGGCCACTATGTCGGGCGAGAGCAACACCGAAGGGTCGAATTCGACCCACGAGCCACGGGGAAGCCACGTTGCTAGGTGGTTCGCTATGTCGTTGGCCCGGGGCATTAGCTCGCTCTTCCACCACACGTCGAAGAGCATTTCCGGGTTCGAGTAGTTGAGCCCGCCCGCTTGTTCCATGTTGAGTAGGAAGGCGGGCACCCCGAAGGCGGCGGCGATTTGCTTGGCGTCCCACTCCCTCGTTTCGAGCAACGCCATATCTTTCGGGCTCGTGGGGCTCGTGAGGGTGAAGGCGATTTGCGGGTCCCCGATTACGGCCGGGGCGCCCTGGCGGTTGCCGACACGCTCTAGCCATTGCTCTTGCAGCGCTAGGGCTTGCTCCCGGTCGATGCGGCGCCCGGTCGATTGCAGGATGGCCCACGGCACCCCGCCACCCGTGAAGATTTCGGCGGCCAGCGTCTCGGCGGCGGCGGCGCTCTTGACGTGGCCAGCGTAGGCGGCCAGCGCCGACGTGCCCCGAAGCCCGCCGTTTGGGTCCCGGGTGATTTGCAGCACGTCTAGCGTTTCAAGGTCCAAGCCGCCCACCCGGTAGATGCGGCCCCCGGCTTCGTCGGCCGTCACTATCACTTGGTCCGGGTCTAAGACCGTCCACGTTTGCGGGTAGCCCGTCTCATAGCGGCTCGTCACCCATAGGAAGGCATCGCCCCGCGAATAGATCGACCACACGGTGGCGAAGAGCGCCGCACCGATTCCACCCGGGAACCACACCGGGTCGGGCATCGTCACCCAAAGCGGCTCGTAGGTGCCCCGAAAGCGAAGTGGCATTCCCGCGATTTGTTGGGCGGCGAGTTGCAGGCACCGAGAGACGGCGCCGACACGCTCGGGAAGACCGAAAAGGAAGGGCGGGAAGAGCCCCGCCACATCATCGGGTGTGATGGTGGCGGCTCGCTTCCGAAGCCGGGGCAATCGCACCACCAAGAGTGTAAACCGAGAGCGCCAACCTTGCCTAGTTTTCGGTGCCTTCCACCCGTGCCATGAAATCGGCCAGGGTGGCAATGGGGGCGTGTTTCACGATGTGCAACACGCCGTCTTCGTTACGTTCGAGCAAAGCACGATGGACGATTGCTTGGTCCGGCGGCCCGTGGGTGTCAATGGTGTAGAGCACGAGCACACCGCCGATGGGCTCGGCGTCGGGCGTGTAGCCCGTGGCTGCCATTACGTCGTCCGTGTTGCATCCGACGGCTTCGGCAATCTCGGCGAAGTCGGCACGGTGTTTCCATTCAAACCGCATTCCGCACCTCGACCGAGATTCCATAGCGGGCCGCCGCTTTCGCTTTGGCTTCGTCTTCGGTTTCGGCTTCCACCTTGATCGTGGCAACATGGCCGAAGCCCTTTAGGTCCACTACCCATGTTCGCATAGCTAGAACCTCAAGAGGGATTGCAGCGACCGGGGGCCGGGCTCGCCGCCCTTGGCCCGTATCTTCCGATCGTGGTTGCACCCCACCTTGTCTTTGCAGAGGTGGCCGCCCTTCGGGCTTCGGCGGAATTCCGCCGTGGGCCCGAGCCGACCACATTTATTGCAGCGTGGCATTTGCTAGCCCCTTTCCGGTGGCGCTCTCGGTTTTCAAGGTGCAATGTCGATTTAATCGACACCGTGATTTTACCAGCCGCTTGTTAAGGTTTTCTGGCATGGCAACAGACGGAGCAAGGAAAGCCCTGCAAGCCCAAACACGAAAGCCCTGCTAATACGGTTTTACAATGTTGCTTGGCTAGTAAATGCGGATGGGCTCGCTCGCGCTCCCCTCTTCGGCTAATTGCAGCGCCCGCCACCAAGCGTTGCGGGCGGCGATAGCAGCGTCCACGTCGGTTCCGTCGTCCGGCCGTGCTAGCCGCAACGAGCCGTCCACCCCAAAGCGCACCCGAAGGCTGGCCGTGTGCTCGTCCAAGACGGGGTGATGATCGTGGGCCAGCCGATTCCCGGTTTCCTGGCCAACGATCGCACGGTAAAACTCATTGGCGCTCGAAGCTTCGTTGTCGGGCGAACCGTCCCACGCTTCGACGGGCATCCCGGCTTCGTGAAGCTCGGCAAAGAGCCGGGGGCGGATTCGCTTGGGGTGCACGATGGCCCGAAGCTCGTATTGCTCGGCGGCCGTCTCAAGCGTGCGCCGTAGGTCTTGGTCTAGCGCCGCTTCCGAGCCCCACCCGAAAAACACGGCGCCGTCGAGTGTGGCGCCTACCACGGCCATCGTGCGCCGGAAGGTTCCCTCGACCGCCAAGACCACCTCGGACCCGTCGGGCGGTGGCTCTTGGAAGGGGCACGCTTCCCACGCCCCGGGCGGAAGCCATCCCGAGCTTGTATCCGTCCATTGCCCAAGGTGGTAGGTGCGGAATTCCCGCTCCGACATGAGCCCGGCTTGTACGGCCAGCGCTTCGGGCGTTAGGAAGCCAGCCGCAAGCGCCGGGTTTGCCTTCCGCCACGCTTCCTTGTCGAAGAGGTCCGAGCCCGGGGGCGCCGCCCATTCGAGGTAGCGCACCCCGGCCGGTAGCTCATCATCGAAAGCCGCCGAGCGTAAGCGCTGCAAGATGTTCGAGTCGAAGCCGGGCGTGCCGATACCGACCACATGAGCGTCGGGCCGTTTCCCGAGCCGGGCAATAAGGCTCTCCACAATTTCATCCTTCGCGAAGCCGATTTCGTCCACGATCGCGAGCGAAAAGTTGAGCCCTTGGACGGCCGAGAGCTTGGCGGGGTGCGCTTGAAGCCGCGAGCCCGTCGGCCGGTATTCCAAGATTTGATCGTGGCTATACCACCGCACCAAGTCTTGAGAGACGAGCGCCGGGCACGTCTCGACCATTCGCACGGCGGCTTGGACCAACAAGCCCGCTTGCTCTTCCTTGGTGGCTACCACGTCGATTTCGGCGTAATCGTCACCACGGCAAAGCCGCTCCAAAGCGACGGCGCCTAGAAACGTCGTCTTGCCATTGGCGGCCGGGAGCGAGACGAAAGCGGCGAGGTTGTCGTAGAGCGCCCGAAGGATTTTGGTTTGGAAGCCCGCCACCCGGAGGGGCTGGCCCTGGCCGTGGCCCGTCGGCACCACCAAGTATTTCTCTAGCCAGCGCTTCGCCCGGGCGGCTTCGTTTCGATACCTCCACCCGTGCCAAGGCGGAATCTCTACGAGCCGAAGCGGCGGCTTTCGGCCGGGCGTTACAAGCGAACCGTGGGCCGGGCTAGCTCGGGCCGATTGCGCCAAGATGGATGCGTGGTCGGGCTATCTTCGGCTCGCGAGGGGCAAATCCGGGCGGGTGCGACCTTGCGGGTGCGATTCGGATAC